TGGACGCGCCGATCTGCCGGCCCTTGACCAGAATGGCCCGCACCCGACCAGATGTCGTGCGCTGGCGCTCCAGCCGATCATGCAAATACCGCTGCGCCCGGTTGAGCACGAACGGGACAATCTTGCCGTCCTTGCGGCGGATGAAGAGGCACTTGCGGGCGAAGAACAGGAAGTCCGACCGGAGCTTTTCGGATAGAGCGGCCTGCTCTTGCTCGCTCAGCCCTCCAGCCATCGCCGCAGGTTCGTTTCGTTCTTGGCCTCGCTCTTATCGACCCACAGACCCGCTATCTTGGCAATGCGCTCGATCGTCTGAGACGCGGCGGCGTGCTGCTTGTCAGCCTGTGCGTTCTTGACGATCTGCCAGCCGGCCTCGATCAGGCTTTCGACGGTGGTGACGGTCGATTCTGCCGCTCGCTCTTGGAGTTCGGCCACGCGCTCTTGCACCTTAACATCGCTTAACAGCCGGGATGCGGCGGCATCGGTAACGCTATCGCTGGATTGAGCATAGCCCGCTCCGCGATACGCTTCCCTGCCGGACATTCCCTTTGCGATGCTACGGGCGAACGCTTCGTGCTTTGCGTTTGCCAGGATGGCCATTCATTGGCCTTTCGGTTAGAGCCACCCCATCGTGTGGGCAGCGATCAGCGCGACCGCCAGGCCGCGTATCTCGTTTGCGATGATCAGGATTAGTCCGACACGGGCCAGCTTCACTTGATCGACCGTGTTTCGTGTCGCTTGTCGGCCGCGCTGGAAAGCTGGCGGCATACCTCTTGAAAGAATGCTTTTGCTGCGTGAAGAGCGAGTAGGCGCCAGTCCATCAGCCCCATTCCTCATCGCGGCCAAAGCCCATCGGATTGGGAGCGCGCCAGATCATGTCGCCCGAGCTATCGAGCAACCCCGTGTCGATCGCCTCGTGATCGTGTACCGTGATAGAAACGAGCGTGTTAGCTTCCGGCGTGAAGTACTCATCCTCAACCCATCCGCTTGAGCGTGGGCGGGTGAAGTATCTCGCCATCGCTTACCTCTCGATTAACCCAGCAAGCCACTAGTGCCAGACGCGATCGCCAGCATAGGGAGGATGTGCTTGCGCTGGATGGCGCTTGCTGGTCGGGCCGAAGCCCAAAGCCCTGAAATGCGAAACGGCCCGCGCGATTTCTCGCCGAGCCGTACACGCAATCCTAGATATTGCTGATCGCCTTACCATGCGGGGTGGGGCATTGTCAAGCACCCAGTCGCAGTATTCTCAAAAATTTATCATCGGGGAATCCATAGGCCTTCGAGCTGGTCTTAACCACGTCGCCACAGCGCCAAGTTATGACACGTTGGCATCCTGGAGACACCGATAAGATGGCTTCCGGCCTTATCCATCCTTCGTCCATCCCACTTATCGATTGGATCGGTATCCACTCATCCATCAGTAAGAGAGCCTTTCTTTCATGCTGATTATGTCAGCGACGAACTGAACCACCGTCCGAGCCGCGCTAACCTGATCGTTCTTGCACTCTGTCAGCCGAGATCCCGCATATCCGGCAGGCTCATCGAACCGCACGACGTTCTCGTAGGTGTCCCAATACTTCGCCGGGAAATAGCCCTTGATCCGGTGCAGATCATCCCGCGCCTCTATCTCGCGCATATTGCCGTCACCTGGGCTACCGAACACGGTGCGATTGAGGTTGGCCACCAAGCCGCCCGACGTGCTGATAGCGTCCCATAGGGCGATGCAATGGGCGATGGCAGCGTTCTGGCTATCCGACAGCAGGCCAGCGGTTTGCCAGCGCGCGATCGGCGTGCCCCCACGATTGACAACCTTGGTTAGGTTGCGATCATAGTCGCCATGGCGCGCAGCGAACTCGTTGACGAGCGGCTGTGCGTGATCGTTCGCAGCTTCAGCGTCGACCAGCTTTTGCAGCGGCCCGCGAGTGTCGATCTTCAGTTTCGTTCGCTTTGCCATGATACCCCACCCTTTGAAATGAGTTAGTCGGCGATCCGCCAGTCGTAAGTAACGCGGGTATAAGAATTGATGGGGTTTCCCATTAGGTAGAAAATCCGCCTCAAAAGTACGAAGCGATGCGCGCCCTCCCATGTCTTAAATAGTCGACGCTTGTATGGACCGGTAATGGGCGAGACGCTGGTTACTACCCACGGTTTCCGAGTTCTGCTCATCTCACTTCCTCCCTCAGATCATTCGTCGAGGCGGTGAGCCATGTACTTCCATGAACCGAACGCCCAAGGCAGCAACTTTGCGAATCGCATGTGCTGCTGCGTAATGGGAAACGCTCCCTAAATACCAAGTGGCGCGCGCCTCACTCAGGCAATTCTCCATCGCAAGAATGATATCACCGGCAGAAAGATTCTCGATCATATCCTGGCGCGATGGGTCAGCTGTCATCGCATCCTGATAGTCGCGCTCGCTGTCGATCGCTGCGTAAGCTTCTTGCCGTTCAATCGTTCTCATCTCGCTTCCTCCAAATCGTCCTGTCCGTTAACTCGCCAGAATGTTTTCACGTCGTGATCGTCGCCAGTGATCGTCCATCGTTTGATTTGCTCGGCGGTGTAGGTGTATTTTGAAATGCGACCGTTCGCCCACCTGATGCCCAATGGGATCGTTCGATCACGCGGAGGCTTTCCGCGATTGGGATGCTCGCGAATGCTCACCGATATTTCACGAAAAGCAGTCGCCCTATCCGGAATCCGGGAGCGCTGTGTCGGTAGCGGTGGGGCAACCAGCGAACGATAAAACCAATCGCCGGTCTGCTACCAGGCCTGCCAAATCGCAGCGCGACGTACAGCGACCAATGCCGGAAGACGTATCTTGACCAGCTTATGCCGCCGAAGCCCCAATTTATCGGCCAGGTCTTCATGCTTTCACCCCATGAGTTGCGGCTAGTTGCTTGAGCAGCTTACCCATAGATTGGGCCACCGATGCCCGTTCTTCATCGGAGCGACGGTCTGGCGCGATAGTCTCAGGCACTCCGAAATTCGGCGCGGACTTAAATCCGGCGACAGGCGTCTTTTCGCTGCCACCCTCAATCTCTCGGATGATGGCTGGAACGATCTTGCTCGGGTGGTCTGCGGTCTGCATCGCGCGGACAGCGGCGGCCTTCACCGCGCCGGCCGGAAGATGGGCCAGCGCCATGTACGCCGCGTCGTACCAAGTATCCTTGTCATCGACCGACATGCCGACCGGCGCGCACAGTTGCAGGCACGGCGTGAGGGCGTGAACGATCTCGGGAAAGCTAACCGGTTGCGTAACCGTGGCGAGCGAGCGCCCGTTGCGCGGCGTCAACTGTACTACCGTGCCCCGATTGGCTTGGTTGGCGTTGTCCTGGTCGTGATCCATCTCGGTTGTCCTGCTCGATTACCCAATTTGCGAATGCTGCTTGCCAGTCTCGCTTGACGGCGTTCGGGCCGTTCGCTGAGCGCCAGTGGTTTTCGAAGCTTTCGCGGGCTCTGCGGCCCCAATCCTGCCCACGGCGGTCAACGACCTCTCGGGCTACCGTTCCGTCGTTGAACCGCACCGGCTTCCAATCATCCGGCAATCGTGTGCCAGCCTCGCGCGCCCGTCTCACACGGGGGGTAGGATTAATTTCTTTAGGGGGTCTGGGGGACGTTTCTTTATCAAGGACGGGGGGATTTTCTGTTTCGTCCATGGACAGTCCATGGACATCGCTTGGACCGTCCATTGCTTTCTTAGCAGCGCGGTTGAGGCGCTTCCATTCGGCGTGGGCGGCGCGCTTGTCTGCTGCCTCTTTCTCGGCCGCTCGGATAGCGGCTTCCTTTTCCTCTAGGGCGCGCACAGCCATGATGATGGCGTCCATCGGCGCCCCGGCCTTGGCCATGGCTTCCATGAGGTCGGCGACACTCATGCAGCCTGGTCCCCGAACAGTCCAAAGCTGCACCGCCCGTTCTTGCCGTCTAGCCAGTCTTGGTAAGCGGCAGTCACGGCCCCGCTGCCGGGAAACATATCCGTAAATTCGTCGCCGGGCTCCATGTTGAGCCAGTCGAATATCCAGTGCGTGACGGCGGCGGGTTTTGCGCCAGTAAAGCCTCTACGCAGCGTGATATTCTCAGCAATGGCAGGTGCCTCAATCCAATCGCGGACAGTATGCTGCGTAATCGGAATGGGACGCCCTCCCCAAAGGATGATCGGCTCCCATGTCCAAGCGCGAGTTACGTTCTTCTTGAACGACGCAAACGGCTTCACCCACGCCGCCAGCCGCGCATCCTCTGGACACATCGGCAAGATAGTCCGCAACGACGGAAGGTGTAGCGAGAGCGCCCACCCGTCGAACTCGTTTGTCATCCGCTCAATAAGGGCGCGATGCGTTTCTGGCTTGTCATAGTCAGCCGCGTCAGGGTGCAAGTGGCCGTAGAACTTCTCGGCCACGCCCAAATACGGCGGATCTGCATATGCGAACCTCACTCAGGCACCACCTCGGGCCGAGCCCGGATGATGTCCTGATCGTCTAGATCCTTGATACGTGCTGCTATCCAGCCTTGGATGGTACCGAGCGGAATGAACGACGTGCGCGACCACCAGCTTGCGTTGATGGTTTCCAGCATGTCCCTGGATGCCGCGCGGATCAGCGCTTCGTAGCGGGTCATAGATCCTCCACGAATTGAGCGATGATCGCGTCAGCTACAGCGCGGGTTTCTTGATCCTTCGCCATCCTCGCTTCCACTTGGCGGATGGCGTGAATGACGGTCGTGTGATCCCTGCCGCCGAACAGACGGCCTATCTCTGGATAAGAGCGATCGGTGAGCTTGCGGCTGAGATACATCGCGAGCTGGCGCGGGTGCGAAACCGTGTACTTACGGCTAGCCGCTGCCATGTCT